AGACTCAAGACCAAGATCGTTACCGAGCTCAGCATTTTCAAGTTTATCTTCAATCCACATAAGTCCAGTATCACGATATGGTTCTAACACATCGTCTTTATCAGCACCGGTGTCTTCAAAGATAAATTTAGTAAAGGCAGTATCGCCAAAAAGCTTTTTAGTATTTTGAATACGAAGCTTTTGAGCATGCTCGTCTTTTGAGAGAGATGTAATCATATGAAAAGTATAACCATGTTTACGGTGTAGAAGATCTACATAATACATAGCATCACGAAGAGGTGGTAAGAAACCCATAGCAGCGGATTCGTTGAATTGTCGAACTAACCGACTTTTAAGTTCTGGATCGAGATTATATCGATCTCCCATATCATAATGTTCTTGACCATCTTCAACGATTTTATATCCTTGAGATTGCATCCAGACGTTCATGGCATATTCCCAATTCATGAGAACGCCATCGCAGTCAGTTAAGATTACTTTATTTAGATTATTTAGATTATTCATTTTTTTCCTTTCATAACAAATATCATCCTTATCATGATATAGTTATACCATACTTTTAAGGAGATGTACACAGTTAATTGCGGTTTTTGGAAAAATAATTTAAGACAGTACCATTTGCTTTTGCCTTGTATAGAATAAATCTATGGTTTCGTGCAATCGTTCAATCCAATTGTCACGATGCTCTTTATATGTAAGAGCTCGACCATTATCAACATCCATGAGAATCACTAGATTAGGCATTGCCATACCAGTACGTTCTTCCCACATAATTGAATAGGCGCATGCTTGAATAAAGTAATGGTCAAGCATTTTTTTCTTCTTAGGAAAGCGAGAAGTCTTAAAATCAACGATGCTATTTACACCATCAAACTTACAAGCACAGTCACACGTACCGGCTAGTTTAAGATGATCGCTATAGAGCGGAACTTCTTGATCATAGATTACATTCATCCGCTTTTCAAGAATAGGTTTCATGTTAGTTAGACTTTGCATGACGTGTGGCATCACACCTTCAGCATAATCTGGATCGTTTTGTAGATATTTCTCTACAAGATTGTGTACCGCAGTACCACGAGTAGCAGCTTTACTACCGATCTTGTTAGCTTCTTCTTCACCAACACGAGCTCGCCATGCAGCGATCTTGTCTTCGTTTAGAATAGAGGTTACAGTTGTAACGCTAGGATATGCCACGCCGTTAGGAGTGACATATCTGCGCTGCTTGCCATCTTCTCGTGTGAGAGTTTCATAGCCTAAGTCAATTTTTTCATGTATATAATTCATAATAACATTCTAACACATATAACTGGGTTTGTACACAGTTAATTTACATTAATTCAAAATGAGGTCCATCAATAAACGGCCGGCGGCCTTGCGATCGACGTAGATCAATATAGTTATTCATAGCATCTTCGGCTGTTCCTTCGTACGTACGAATGTCACCCTCAGACCATGCTGCTCCCCATTTAATTGCCACACCGACTTCAATCGCTGCTTCTTTAAATGCATCACAAATATCATCATAGACATTTAGTTCCCATACAACATCAGATCCATCATATGCTACAACATCGACAGCATGTGAATAACCAGTATCTTGTACAAGATGTTTTGATTTCATTGTTTGAGATCTGCCGGCAGCAACCAGCTTCTCTTGTTCTTCTATAGTACGTACACCGTATGTAACACCGAAATCGACTTTAGTTAATTCAATTGCACGTTCGACTACGGCTACCATATCAGGATGAACTCCTTCGAGTTTACCTTTTGATCGGTTTGATAGATTAAATGCCATATAATCCTCCTATAGGTTGAGCATTTCTTTTGTCATAATATAGTCTCTTACAAAATCAGATCGCACAATATCCTGCCATCCAAAATTAATTATATCAAAGTTTTTTAGTTGTTCTACGATTGTTAGAAATTTATATATTCCTGTTTTATCATCTTCATATTTAAAATCAGTTTGTAGATGATCACCACTAAATATAATACGCGAATCTCTACCGACACGTGTTATAACAGAGTCTAGCTCATGGAAGTTTAGATTCTGCATCTCGTCTACTAATATCACAGCATTATCTACAGTTACACCTCTGATAAAGGAAGTAGATTCAAATTGAATTTTACCTGAAGATATCGCTTTACTCCAAGATCCCTTATCACCAAATAAATCGCAGGCAATAGCTTTATATGGAGCAATGTATGCTTCTTCTTTTTCTGCCTTAGTGCCAGGCAAGTATCCCATATCTCTCGTTGGAACCATAGATCTTATGATAATTAGTCTATCTTGTAGAGTATTAGGATCTAGAACTGCTTCTAAACCAAGGTACATTCCTACAAATGTTTTACCGGTACCAGCTGATCCAGCCAATACCATATTATTATCGTCATCCCAAGAATCAAACGCAACCTTTTGTGTTTCAGTTAATGGTTCATACTCTAATAGATCATCTAAACGTACTGTCATAGAATTATTTGGTTGCTTATTTCTTTTCATGTTTTTATAGTATTTCCTACACCAGCACCTTTTTTAACACGACCTAAATGTTCTTTCCAACTGTCAGGTGTTTTAGATAAGACGCCTCCGGTAGACTCAACAATTCTAGGAGCAGACAAAACTTGAATTAGCTTATATTCTTCTAACATGTCCTGGAGTTCTTTCCACGAGCACGAGACTTCCCACGACCTTTCAGCATCGGCGCTGTCTCTTCTAACTGTATAGATTGGCAATTAACTACTCCGATATAGGCTTACGTTTGGATTTTTTTCGAGGTACTCTACTAGTTCTTGACGCGTCAGCTGCTTTACGTACACTTCTTTTGTTTGTGCGTTCTTTAGCCGGTAAAGATGTTTCTGTTTCATGCCTTTTCCACATTTCCCAATTTTCTTGTACATTGTATCTATACATGACATTCCATTGTTTAGACATAGATGACCAGTGCCTAATGACTCTTTTTCCGCTTTCACTTTCCTCAAGTCTTAGCCATGTACCTGGTATGTCTGGGTCACCAAATTTAAGTTCATCAATAACTTTATATTCAGGCTGCGTAAACATTAAACCACTCCGGAATGTCACGCTTAGTCCATATCATTTTAAAACGATCCTGTTTAGTTTGATAGTATTCCTGATAAGATCTTACAGGATCATTCTCATGCATACACTGAGGTTCGTGCTGCATTGCAAGTTTAAACGGCGTGCATAGATTTGTCCAAGGTATATGAGAAGGAGGTTTCTTAAGAATTTCTCTAAGCTTAGTATCTGTGCCATGAGTCTTACCATATCGAAAAGTGTATTCGTCACACAAGGCAATAAAATGTTTGTAATGCCATTCGTAATTAGCATTTGATTCCATAGTCCATACAGTACAAGGATGACCCATATGTACAGCACTATAAATAACATCATCATGGTTTTTAAGTTTCCACTTTTTAACCATACGTTTACCTGATTTAGACGGAGCTTTATATTCTTGGCCATCTAACATACGATGGGCCGTTGAAAGCATTTGCGCCGACTCAACAATCATTTTTACGACGTGCTTATCGCATTGCAGTTGAGCAGCAACTATTGGATTTTTGTCTAAGACGAATATATTCACAGTATACTATCCCCCATTAAGTATTGATACTTTATTATACCACACTATATGGGGGAAGTACACTCCTATTTTTACTATGAAGCTTCTTTTATACGATTGTCTAGATATTTTCGTTTGAGTAGAATTTTTTGCATTAGTGAGATCTTACCTTTGCGCTCAAGTTTTTGAGCATATTCTTTTAGTTCAAGCGAATCTTTTCTAAGACGGTTCAGTTGAATTTCTGACATGTATAAATGTCTCCTTTAAAGTAAAAGAAAGTCACATAATCATAATCTAGTCTCGCAATAATCCAGGAAACGCTTCCTCGATTACAGGCCTCGAAATGCCTTCTAATTTCTTTTTATTAATCATTGATACAACAAGCTTAGCGTCATCTGGATGAATGCCTTCTAAGATCTCAAATAGAATTCTTTCACGTTTGTATGGTGGCATTTCATCACCTGGACCTCCAGAAACAAAATAGACAAATCTCTTGTGTTCCTTGAGAAGGTTTGATGGTGCATTGTGTTCTTGATTGGGAGTAAAAGGCGGATCGCCTCCAGGAAAGCTAAATGTAACGGTACTATCATACGAGCCGCGTAAAATATCTTTCAAAGCCCAAGATTCGTTTTCTTGTAACTCTTTGACTTTGTCTTCTTTGTTACGTCGATTTTTAGTACGACGAACCACTTCATATACTGGTCTTACCATATTATCCTCATATATTATATATGCTTTGAATGTATTTTGCAGCCAATGAATTCGTTATAAAATTCATCGGATAGTAATACATCGTATTGAAATTGGAGTTTTGCTTCGTAGTAAGAGCACTCACCTTTTGACTTGCAAAGTCTTAAGATTTCTCTTTTGTAATTATCTTTGCCTTTTGATTCAACTAAAGCTTGAACTTCTTTACTCGAACCGTAATAGTCTCGCCAATCAGATTCGACTCGTGTGCGGACTCTACGTTTGCGTGTCTTAGTCACAGGCAATATTTTCGGCTTCCAGAAAAACTTCTTGCCAATGTATTTTTTACCGGTATCTAACTCGGTCACCATATAAACAAACCCCTGAAATTCATCAGGGGTTTGATCAAAGTCTTTATTTTCATAAACCCACATAAGGGTATCTATACTATTTTTATGTCAACTTTATTTCCAATTTGTTGAATCATTACTCTTTCACCTTTTCGATTATAATTGTAATAAACTTCAGATTTATAATCTTGTTGAGCATGCTTACTTGATTCATAATTAAAAGGCATATTTTTACTTACGCCTTTTAATGATTGTCGTTCGTTAGGAGTATTCATTTGCATATTCCTACTAACACCTTGAAGCATCATGGCGCTTTGTATATTAGTAGCTACTGAATTAATCTCAGTACTCATCTGAATCTAATTCTATCGCATTATTCTCTTCACCACAAAATGGACAATATTCAACTGTCATATGCGTTTCGGAATATATTTCTGATTCAACGTCACAGTAATTGCATTCAACTATAAAGCTTTTTTCATTTGTCATTAGAAATCAATCTCGCATGCTCCACCTGCACAAGCCGCGGCACCTAACGTATCAACGTCAGTATACTTCTTTTCGGTCAGGTCTTGTTCCCAATTCATATCTTTGAAGTTCGCATTAATTTTATTCCACTTATGTAGTAAATACGAATCCTTCAAACAATACTCAGTTTCTTTTAGATTGCCATCAAGATAGTTATTAGCAAAGTTATTAAAGCGACGAATCCAATCTTTCTTCAATGCTGTCTGAGTAGACTCGACTGATAGATCTTCACCCATACCTTGGGCAGTAGAACATGCAGTCCAAAGATTATCAAACGCATTAAGCGCATCAACAACTAAACCACTTGCAAAGATGGCAGCTGTTCCGTATTTATCAACCATAGTATTTGCATCGATAACTCCGGTATTTGGCGCCTGGTTAAAGTCTTTGTCACCCATTGCAGATAAGAATGAAATACCAGCAAAGCTACGACGATTTTTAAATACGTAGTTTTCTACTTCATCCCAATCTTTTACGATAATAGTATTTGATACGTTGTGACGAATGCCTTTGTCAGCACATAGTTCTTCGTTTGTGCCTGCATTAACCCAATGCTCTTGAGCTAGCTTGACTTTTTCAAGATGGTCTACGCCAATCAAATCGTCTTTTAGCATAGATCCTTCTTTTGGAAGAATTGGAAATGACACGACTACGTCTGTTCCGCCTGAAGACCAAACTGATTCTTCAACCATATGTGGATTTTGTTTTTGTATAGCCTGAGTTACCTCAGATTCTTTATTCATTTGAACATTACGAATGTACATATTAGAATGCTCAGCGTGAATACCGCTAGCAGTTTGCAATAGAACCGAAGCATTGCCGCTTGGCTTGACACAAGTTGTTCGAGCCGCTGCGTTGATTCCAATAACTTCAGCAACTTCTCTGTTGACTTGTTTGACAATGCTTGCTCCTTCTTCAAGTATGTCTGCATCAAATAGAATATCAGGATTATTCATCCAGCCAGTGATTGATACGCCAAGTAAAGCTTCACGATCAAAAATGTCTTTAGTCGTGTCTGGTAAGAATTTAAAGTCAGTATATCCTGCCTGGAGTGTGCCTAAGATCGCACCAGCGCGGCATGCAAGAAAGAAATCTTCTTTAGTTACGCATTTACCACCGTTAATCTCTGTTAGATTACATCCCTGCCATCCAGATTGCCCATCAATTTGTGGGAACATCCCGATTTCAACACAAGGATTAGTTGTATGTTCGGTTGACTCTACAAATACAAATCCTGGTTCACCAAATTCTTTCACATTAGTCATAATATTACTAAACTGTTCAGGCGTAGTTTTATCTCGAACAATAACGGCAGAGTTATTTGATCGACCACGTTGTGGATTATTAACAAACCAATTGCCAGTTTTAGCTGACATCATTTCTTCGTCGTTAGGTGAGAATAGGCAAATAGTTGCTGAACGGCGAACACCGCCTGATAGTACGGCATCAGCGGTATGCATACAAATATCATAGACATTAATTGGACGCAGCGCAATTGATTCCTTTGTATCAATTACAATGTCTTGCAATAGATGCTCAATCTTGTCAAGTGCACGACGTAGACCATCGGGACCAGGTGCTTTAAATCCACCAGAGATCTTAGATCCTTTTGGCCGGATGTTTGACAAATCAAAATAAACTCTGCGACCAGCATAATCTGGATATTTGCCGCCATTAGTAAAGTAAGATGACATAAGAATATCAACCGCGGTTGCCCATCCTTCGATATCATCTGTAACAACATGAGTCTTTGCAGGCTTGCTTCGTGCCGTAATCTTTGGAAGTCTAGCGACATGGTGTTCTTGTACAGAAAATCCTGCACCAGCACCACATAGTAAAATATAAAAAATTTCACCAAAAAATGCTGCTCGGTCTGCATATGAAGACGTACAGTTATACATTCTCATTTGATGTTTTAGCAATTGATCTCCACCAAACTGGAGAGCACGTTGTGCGCCTAATACTCTTTGTTCTTTATAGGCATGTCTAGCTTCTTCTAAATAAGACTTTAATCCGTTATCATTTTCTTTGTATTGATCTGCGTGCATTTCGATCACGCGATCTACAGCTTCCTCCCATGTTTCGTACCTTTCATTTTCGTCGTTAAAGCGTGAGTAACTATCGTAAAACTTTGTTTCGGACAAAAGTTTACGTGTGTCAACAGAAGCTGTTGCCATTGCAATTTCCTTTATGTAAATGATTTTCTCTTATTGTGGTATTATATATCAAAACCACGTCTTTGTAAATAGCAATATATGCTATATCTGTACTAAATATAGCAATATATTGTAAAAATATTTATTTATTTTTATTTGTTTTTTCTTG